AGGTGGAACAGAAACTACTTTAATCTGACCGAAGAAGATGAATCCAGCTGGATGAAGTACCTTAGTAACTATATCCTTCCAAGCTTCAAATGACTTACTTGTCTTGATAACATATGAATAATCTTGATAGTAATAACTATCTTGTAAATATTTTCTATCGGATAGAAATCCGTTATTATCGGCGTATCTTCCATCAACATCATTCCATTTCCCAGAAGAAGGTTGTAACATATCAACCCTAGGGAAATAAAGTTCTATCTGATCTTGGAATAATATATTAAATAAAGCTTCATATGAAGGTAATGAGCCTTTAGCTAGATATAAATCAATTATCTGCTTATAAAGCTTTCTTCTATCAACTCCTGCAACAGCCGGTATTGGTCCTGCAACAGCACGCTGAATATATGGTATAAACTCTTCAGCAACGTTATCAATATTCTTAATATCAACTAACTTGTTGATGATACTTCCTGGAGAATATACTGTTGACTGTTGCCACTCTAAATACGCTTCAAGGAATTCCATGAAACGTTCATTGGTGCGAAGATGTTCAGGTATTACTTCATGCAACACATAGTATTGCGGTGTTGTAGTCCCTAACCTGTCAGTTAAAACGGTATACGGCATTTTTAGTTATCTTCGTGACGAGGAGTAGTTGTATAACTTACACCTGCAGGTGTACCACCTGTAGCAATAGTATCAACTTCACCAGTTACTGTAACATCATCCATGTTAATCTTTATAAGTTGATTTCTCTTAGGAGCGATGTCATTAGAGTTTGGAATTCCAGTAATTGTGATATAGTCTCCATTTATAGCTGATGGAGCAAATCTTTCTAATACTACTAAACCCTGATCTGCGATGATATAACCAATATCAGATACCGTAGTAATTTTACTGTTGTTTAGTATCTTGTATAATTCTAATGTATGTGTTCCGCCTTTATCAGAGTGTGGTTCAGCGCTACCAATTGTTTGTGCTCTATCTTGTATGTAAGATGTTACTCCACCATAAGTAAATGAAGTTGAAGTGATAACCTTATCATTTGAACGTGTAAAATACAACGGAGAAGAAAACTGTATAGTATAAAGTCTTGGTGTATTTAAAACTGGGACCACGCGTTTTACCATAAACACCCTAACAGTGCTGTTTAGAATAGACGGATCACACGCATCGATCAACCTTGTTAATTTAGAATTTCTAAACACTCCATCAAACTGTTGTAAGTCGTCGCTATTATAATTTGCGATAGTATCTGTTACAAGTTGTTTTAATTCTCCAGCCGTTCTAGATGTGAGTGCTGGGTTATACTTGTAAAATACTTGCAACTTAAGATAAGTATATTCTGGATCAATGATCTCTGGACTAATAGAAACGATATTGCGAGGTTTTAAGATCTGATCTTTGATCTTTTGTTTTTCAACATCATCTAATACTTCTCCATCTTTTGGTTTAATAGAGATGTAAGCTTTACCATATTGTGGAGGATCATTCTGCTCTCCACCCCAAACTGCAATAGATTCGATGTTAGAATAGTTTTCTAAGATCGCAGCGCGATAATCATCTGGTGTAACTACTCGGTTTTGTGCAATATAAGTTAATGGAGCATTGAACTTGATTGAATCGTTTGATTCACGATCAGAGCCCGAATCAGATTTTGATACTGTTGATATAGTAACATTTGTATTACCTTCAATGTTTCCATTTAAAGAAAAGACTGTTGCGCCGTTACCCTCTTCTGCAGCTGTAGATAACCATTCAATCTCTACAACGTTACCAGCATTTAACTTTTTAGATGTGATACCATCACCAAAATAGATCTCGAATCTTTCAGATACAGCTTCTTGTATGTAATATGCCTTTGATTCTGCATTTACTTTTGTAAAATCTTTAGCTAACGTATAAACATCAGATAAAGTAGCAGATAAGTTTTCTTTGACTTTAACTGTAATCGTTTCTCTATCACAGTTCAAGTCTTGGATTTCGTAGTATTGATAATCATCAAAAGAATCCACAACATAGAATGTAGATTTTAAGATACCTTGATTTATCTTAACGTTAGAAAACGTATAGACTCCTCCGACTGGAGATATAGTTTGTGTTTCAAGGACTGTGAAGACATATTGCTTATCATTAATCGTAGTTGTAAATTCTGTGCCTCTATCTAGAGTTAATCTGGAAGGAGCGCCAACTGGACTATTCACTGTGACGTTGATAGTCGCAAATGAAGAGGTTTTAGAACGAGGGATGTAGCCTAGTAACTTAGCATGTGATACGATATTCTGTCTACGATCTGCAGAATCCAAGAACACCTCATTCACCGCCATGTTTGCATTCAATGCATTATAGTGTGTATTATATGCTAAAAGATCTATCAGCACCGCCATGCCAGATCCTTCAAAATCATAGTCGGTAAATTTACCGCCAGCTTGAAGACTCTTTAAATGATCCTTTAAATTTTCTTTTATTTGAAAGAAATCTAGTTCCGTTACATTAATCGGCATGTTATCTTGTTCTCTCTAATACGATAGTTGTTGTTGCCACTTGTCCAGTAGTAATGACTTGAAATTCCAATGTAAGTCTATATGCATTCAATCCTTCATCAAAGACAGAATCGACTTCAAGGATACGAGCTCTAGGTTCAAAGTTAGCAAGAACTCTACGAACGGCTTCTTCTATACCATGAATTGTAATATCATCTGCTGGCTCAAATAATAAACCTCTAACTCCAGACCCAATTTCAGGTTGAAACGGTCTTTCTTGGAAATTAGTTAATACTAAATTTTGTACAGACTTTTTAACCGCATCGACATCACGAATGGGATTTATATCACCAGTCACAGGATTGGGTCTAAATAATAGGTCTAAGTCTGCATACGTAGATTCTCTACCTCCGTATGTCAACTCTCGCATTGGCTGAGAGTTAGCTGGACGATTGCCTATTGGTAAGTCTGATAAGTTTTGTGATCGCATGGTTCTATTTATTATGCAATGAATGCTTTATATGCTTTTTCTTGAGCATTTATTCTCTTTTGATAATCTATTACTTTTGCTGGATCTGCATTTGGTTTACCTGCGTTAACTAAAGCTCCGCATTCTCCCCAAGCTTTTTTATCCGCATAGTCAGAGATATTCTTAGTCTTAAAGTACCAAGCTCCAGTCTCAACAGCAATGTTCTTATCTGTAACCACCAAGTCTGGATTTTTAACTAACCTGTCATCACCAAAGAATGCTTTGGACGCTCTTAAATAGTTATCTTTAAATGTAAGTTGTTTTAAACCTCTGCCACGATACCTCCAACCATCTCCTGGTTGTGGATCTAATAACTTGCGCTCAACCATATAGATGATGTTAGCTACATACTCTGCGCCTTTTGATACAGCAGTTCTAGCATCATCGAGTGTAGCGAATCGTTTATTTCCAGGATTTAAATTTTTAAATATAAAATCTGCACTATACTTTACACTTTCTTCGATTTGCGTCCAGCTTGTCTCGACACCAACGTTGCCGACGAATGCAGCTACACGCTCTGGTGTTGTGATATTATATTTTGGTAATGTGTTTCTTAAGTATTCATACCAATTTCCTGCTGCAGCACCACCAGCAGCCACCAATTTTTCTTTGGTGAATGCAAATGTAAATCCATTAGATGGAGGAGTTGAAGGTTTAGGTTCAACGACTGGATTTTTTTGAGGAACTACTGGAGGAGTTGGTTTTACTTGAGGAGTAGGCTCATAAACTGGAGTAGGTGTTACTGCAGGAACTCCAGGCGGAGGAGGAGTTACTTTAGTTATTGGAACTTCTTTAGTAGTCACAGGATCTATCACTACTGGAACAGGTTCTTTTGTAACGGGATCTGGAATAGTTTTTTGTACTACCTCAACGTTAGGTACAACTGGAACTTCTTTGTTAGTAACAGGATCAATTTTTTTCTCATCACATATACTTGCTGTCAAAGACTCTACAGAAAGTTGACTCAACTGTTGCTGTACATTTTGGAAAGCAGCACCAACATTACCCAACGCATCATTGAGTTGGGTAAAAATGTCTTTATTACCCTGAGCATTTAAGCCAACGGGTTTCGGGATCTTTGCAACAATAGCATCTAAGTCAGGAACTGCTGTAGCAAACTTCGCTTTTAGTTCTGCAACTTTAGCAGAGTATTCTGCAGCATTTAAGTTTGGAAGGTTGAGTAACTCTTCTTTTAAATTGATGCTTTCAAGTTTGGGGACATTTACTTCCTGCAACTTGTTTTTAATAGTAGTAGCAATAGAATCTAAATCGCCTATAGATTCTAAGCCATTGGAAATTTTTTCTTTAAGAGAATCTATTCCAGCTTTTGCTTCATCTAAGGCTGCATTAATTCCACATGGAGAACTTGACATAGTGTATCCTTAGTTTAAATCAATCTTAGGAGCTGTAACTTTATAGTTACCGCCGCTATTTGTTGTAAATGTACCAACAGTAGTAATAGTCATATTTGCATTACACTTGAGATTCCAATCTGCTTCAGAACCAAACTCTAAACCATTTTTCGACAAGAACTGTTGAGTAGAATTTGTTGACACCGATTGTGCTCCATTTGAGAACGTACTCATAGTATCTAAGAAGATGTTATCTACTTTTCCTGTCACCATCAACGAAGAACTTCCGCCTATAGTTTCAGTTTTATCTACATCGATTAATAATGTTTGATTTTTACCAACACGAGTTAAGAAATCTTCTTTTACGTTTAAGTTAAAATTACCCACTGTTTCTATCGCATCATTTTGACTGATCTTAGTATAACGATTGCCGTGTACTTTTAGGTTATAGTCACCCATGACTTCCATGACATAATCACCCTTAACTAATACTCGCTGATCACCCTCAATCGTAATATTTTGTGTACCACGAATCAATATGTTATCATCATAAACAACTATCGTATAATTTTCACCTGAAACTTTAGTTACCTTGTCACCATCTGGGAATATCTCGTAAAATGTTCCTGCGGGATGATGCTCAACAATACGCGAGTTATTTTCAGAATCATCGATCTCACGGACGATGCCTGTTTCACTCTCAAAGGTGTGGACGAATGGATATGTTCCTCTAACTCCACGACGTGGTTCTGGCTCTTCCCATGAGCCCCGGGACTCTTCTGGGGAGTCACTTACAACTGTAGGAATATAAGGCTTAGTAGCTTTTTCTATCCCTTTAATCTGCTCAGCATAGCGAGAATAATAAGACACATGATCTTTCCATTCATTTCTCGCTACTTTACTTACATCAGTTTCATTGTACCAACGAGGATAGTTGCCATTAAAATCTTTGAATGCATTACGATCGTTTACATTTTGAGTTGGATAACCATGTATAGAGCCAAGGATTATTGGATCTTGGCAATTCTCACCATCTGCAAAAAAGCCAACGACCCACGAACCTTCGACTAAACCAGTTGGAGAAAATCCTAAACCTGAAATAGACGCAGACGTCGTAGGCATCATCGTATGAGCCCAAGGTAAATCACTGGTCCTAATCTTTGATAGATCATCTGTGTGTAATCCAAATATTCTTACACGCACACGACCCAATTCTTGTGGATCATCACGATCTTCCACTACACCAGTAAACCAGTTCATGTAATTTTTCATAATTTATTTACCACCGCGTTGTTTAACCTTTTTACCAAGAGAATCTCTTACTACATCCATGATGATTGTATATTTACCATCAACCATTTTATGATGTGTATGCATTACCAAATATCTTCCAGAAATATATTCGTTACTATCTTTAGCAACTCCGTATATCGATGGTCTATCACGATCTACTTCAAATTCTATAATCTTTCCAGGATATAAGTCTGTTCTTCCGCGAATAACCATATTAATCGTAGTCAATCCAAGTTGATAGACATATGCATCCGCTTCTAGTTTTGTAAATTCTGCTTCATTGTTATAGTTGTTATACGAAGCTGTACCCCAAGCTTTTGAGTTTTTATTAGCTACGTAGTGCACAGAATCATATTCATTGATAGGTTTGTTTTCTACTTTAAATTCTTTATTGATAAACGGCACTTTATCTAAGTGTGCTTTCTTATCAAAGTCTTTTAGATAATCATATTTCAAAAGTTTATAAGATCTTGTACTAATATCTACTGTATGCATAGCAGAACCAAATGCACCACGCAGTGTATTCTTATACGTGTTTGAATAATCTCTGATGTCATATTCAATAGCTACATTATAAGACGCGGCTAATTGTGCAGCATCAGTACTGGCTGATGTACCACCTTTATGTACAAACTTATTATATGTCTTTTGATTGAATAGAGTCGTGTAAGACTGTAAACGATGACCGCCAGTAAATGTTTCATAAAAAGCAAATGGAGTTTGATTTTTATCCATCGCTTTTCGCGTTAACCAATCTATGGCT